TCGGAATGCACCCTTGACCAATTGAGATTTGGTCATGTCACGAACTTGTTTATCGTTCAGTGCATCGGTGATCTCTTTCTCTGTGGAAAGCATACCCAAAGAGTCTAATACAAACATGCAAGGTTTACGTTCTTCTTCAGGTTTTTTTAAGTAAATGTCTACCGCCTTAAGTGCTTTTGTGCGAAATTGTTCTACGGTGACAACATTAACCACGACAAGACGTGATGTGTCGATGCCGCGTGACTCCACAAGGGATTTTGTAATGGCAGCTTCAGTATCAAAGTAGAGACAGTAACCATCAGGATTAGTGTCAAGAAAATTTTTAACGACAGCGAGAGAGAAGAAAGTTTTTCCAGTAGAAGACTCACCAGCAATAGCAGTAATCTTATTCCCAGATACACCACCAAATATGCTACCTGAAACCAGTGCATTAAAAATGTATGAACCCGTGTCAACATAAGTCTCCGTCTCATCAATATCTGAAGCAAGTTTGGTGTATTCGCCACCAATTTCTTTTACAATGTCTTTAAGAAAATCCATAATAGTTTAAGCAAAAAAGTCTTCTAATGAACCGCGTTGTTCCGTTTTCCAACCAATACAATCTAATACAGATTTTAGTGGATCAAGGAATGATTTGTCAAATTGTAGAGAATAATCAATGTAGCTTTCAGCGATAATTTCTTTTGGAAACTGCTGAATAAAAGAGATTACATTTTCTCGTATTGGATTTTGTTTTTTAAGATAACAGTATTTAATTTTTTCGCCATTGTTAATTATAGCATACTTATTCGTTAATTTTTTATCTCGGACGTAATAATTGAAAAGTAAACATCCTCTAACATGGATTGGAGTTGATTTCTTGTAAATGGTTGATGTGGATTTCCATTTTTCTACATCACTTGCAGTTTTTGGAAATGAAATTTGATCTACAGGTAGAGTCGGAAATTCTTTTTTAAACGCTTCAATAAACTTAACTACTTCATCTTCAGTAGATGACATAATAAGTTTAAAAGCTTCTTTAATTTTAGCTCTACATGCTGCTGGAGTAGAAGATTTAATAGCCTCCAGACCCATAATTTTCAGTTTGGGGAATTCATATCTAACTCCTTCACTATCCCATACGTTAAGCATGTATCGTTTTTTAGCTGTCCAAATACCACGATTAGCAATATTCTCACGCTTCATGAACATCTTTTGTTCGTAAGCATTTACATATTGAGATAGCTCTTGATACGATTGTTCAATAAATGGTTCAAACTTTTCCTTGCAAATTTTATCCAAGAAGTTAACAATCTTAGTATCATCTGTTTCATTTGGAAATAGTTTTGATACTAAGCCTCCAAGATTCAAATAAATTGAATCAGTATCTACAGCAATCACATAATCTTTATTTTCACTTTTTAAAATTTTATTCAAATAAGCATTCATTTTAGTTTCAATCCAACGAATTGAAACTTGTCCAGACAATGTAATTGCTTCGGCGTTTGCTAGTTTATAGTAACGAAAATATTCATTTCCAATAGCACCATAAGCTGAGTTCAATTGAATCTTTCTTGCCATCTGAATATTATTGCAGCGGGCAATTTCTTTGATTAAATTTTTATCTTTAGTTTTTTCATATTGCTGTTTTGCTTCAAGCATTTTCTTCTTATAGATGACTCGATCTTGATAGATCTTATCCATAAGTTTTGGCAAAAATCCTCTCTTTGTTGTATCAAAAAATGCTCCATTGGCACAAACAGTTTGTCCTTTAAGATCAGATAAATCCAATTCTTTATTCAAGATTTTATCAACACTAATACTTGGATGTTTATGATTTTGCAATGTCTCTGGTGAAATATTATATTGCATAATCAAATGTGGATACAGACTGTTTAAGTCAAAACTTACCACCCAATCATATCTACCAGGAATCGGTTCTTTAACATAAGCACCAGCATATTGTGCATCCTTAACAGCATCAACCTTTGGCGGAATTACAATGTCCTGCTTTTTAAGGTAGTTGTAAATGATACTGTCCCACATCTTTACTTGGGAGAATACATCGGTGTAATTTACTTTGGCATCATATGCCATAGTAATGGCAAGCTCAATGAGTTTCATCTTGTCTTCCAAACGGTCAACAAGTTCTACGTCAACGATGTTATATTCTACAAACTTCTGCCAGTCTTGAGTATAAAAATCTTTGAAGGTTTCAAACTCAGAGTGGTCAAGTTTCTTCTGACCAAGTTCTACAAAAGCGATATGATCCAGGCGATAAGATTCCTGATTACTATAAGTAAATTTTTTATAAAGATCTAAGTAATCAAGAACTGTGATGCCACCAATGTCGTAGATAATATGCTCTCTACCAGTAATAGTAACTTCACTACGAGTCAAAAGTTTCCATGGAGAGATGCGTCGAGCATCACGTTCCCCAAACAATCGATCAATACGTCCACACAAATATGGGATATCGTACAAAGAACAGTTCCATCCTGTAATAACTTCTGGATAATTATTTTCCCAAAAGTATAAAAATTTAATAAGCAGATCTTGCTCATCTTTACATTGAATATAAGTTACATTATCTTGCTTATTGATAAATGTCTTTATACCCCATGTAGTAATTTTTTTAGACGCATAATCTTGCATAGAGATTGTAAGAAGTTCTTCAGCACAATCTCTAACATTTGGAAATCCGTTTTCTGAAGCTACCTCAATATCAATGGTTGATATTTTGATTTTAGTAATATCAAATTTAATTTCATCTTCAGGATAGTTGTCAGAAATATACTGATAGATAAATCTGTTGTTACCATAGATGTCAAAGTTTTCAACATCTTCATACTGACGGTAAAATTCTCTACATTCTCTAACCAATCCAGGTTGAATTGGTTCTACATACTTACCATCAAGAGTGGTATACTTTGTTGGCTTTTGAGATAAAACAAAAAGTGTTGGAGAATATTTTTCTCTGAACTGAAAGTGATCGCCATTGTTATACCCGCGAACGAGAAACTCATTTCCAATCAACTGAACATTAGTATAAAATCTCATCCAGCAGTGATCCCATCATACTTATTCAGTATGTTATCAGAGGGATCATAAATTGTCAAGAACTTATCCGAAGACATTAAAATTTCTGATTGACCGCAATGTTTTGGAAAGGTTTCCAAATGACCAGTTTCAGTAATTGTGAATGGATTTACCAACTTACAATTGGGCATTCCATACTCAGCAATAATTTCTTCTATTTCAGAAACTACATACAGACCATTTTCAAACAGAATACATTTAACAACACGTTCTGCTTTTTCGTCTTGAAGTTGTTCATCCATGTCAATCGTTTCATAATCATCCATAAAAATCTCCTATAATGAAAGTTCCTTTACTTGATTAGATGTTATATAGTCTGAAAACTTAGTGAGATATCCGTTGTTTCTCAATTCTTTAAACACAAGATTTTCAATTGAAAACTCACCACCCTTTCTAATAGCAGCTTGTCTCATCATTCTAAGTTTTTCTTTCAATCTTTTCATTTCTATTATATCATTAGATTTGCCTGAAATAAACAAATCAATTTTATCCATCAAGTCTTGTGTTTTCTTTTTTAAAAGTTTAGTATCTACTCCAGGATTTTCATACTTAGGTTGAGCTAACCATTTATTATACTTTACAGAATAAACACCTTGATTTGATGGTCGTTCAGTTCCCTCTTCTTCAGCGTAAAGTTCAACATCATGTCCATAAATTTTAATATTATGTGTTAAAGCCCAAAGTTGTTTCTTGTCTCTCAAATAATCATCAATCAAATCAGGGCAATCTGGTAGTTTATTTTTATCAACCACCAAATGTAAATCTATATCAGAATACTCTGTATAATTATAGTTTGCATTTCCACCAACGACAATCATATCTTTGATTGCACTAGTTGGTATATTTGCAAACTCTGCCCATGCTTGCCCTATTCGGACAAGTTTCATTTTAACTTCAGGTCTTAATTTAATATTATTCCAGATCTTCTGATTAAGTTGATCGTGATATTTAAAAGTTATTTTTTGTTCAAGAAACAACTCTAAGTTCATTTTTATTTTTATTTATGAAAAGGGGGAATGGATGATTCTGACCATCCTTCCCCCTGCGCCGACGATATTCAAATATATTTAGAGATAATCTTTACGTGTATGATGCTCTGGAATAATCTTTCGTAACTCAACAACTAATAGACCATCCTCAAAAATTACTTCGTTGACTTCTGTATCATCTGCAATTGTCCATGCTCTTTTAAAAGATCGTTGAGCCAATCCCTTATGAACATAATTGGCATTAGATTCTTTATCTTCTTTTTGTCCCTCAATATAAAGTTTTCCATACTCTGTATATACATGCACTTCTTCCTTTTTAAATCCAGCAAGTGCAAGTTCAAGTCGAGACTCTACGTTACTAATTTGAACAAGATTATAAGGTGGGTAATTAGAAGTAGTTTCATGAAGATTAAATAAACGATCAAAGTATTCATCCATTCCAATACTATTGCGGGTGATTCTGTCCATTAAAGCAGGAAGATCCGCAGACGTATAGCGCGTGATGCTATTCATTATGGTAGCTCCTTTAAAAGCGAGTTTGTGTTTTGTGGATCCTTTTGGCATCCAATACTATTTAACCATAATAGCAAAAAAAGAGGAACGGTAAAAACCGAACCTCTTTGGGTATGTTCCGAACTTTGTAGAGACCGCACGAAAGTCTCAAGTTTATTTATACAATAGTTTGTTCAGGATAAGATGAAAAATTTCCCCTCACAAATACATTAAAAGAAATTGAATATCTATTAGTTTCTAACGTATTTGGTGATACGGCATGAAAGACATTTGATGGGAACAATAAGATACTTCCAGGATTTTCTTGCAGTATTGAAATTTTTTCAGCAAATGCTACACCATAGTTTTTATATTCAAATGAAAAAAATGGAAATGGTCCTAAATTTTCTCTAGAAAAAATAGTACAATTATTTGGTGTGACATTAATAATTCCACTAATTACAGAAGTTAAGTGTTTGTGAAATTTATGTGATTGTCCTGTTTCATTTTTTGTAGCCCAGGAACTACAAATTTCAAATTTATAATCATTATGCTCTTTATCAATAAATTTATCAGTATAAAGATCAATATGTTTTTGTATATGTTTTTTTAAATTTTTTAATTCTGGAAAATTTAATATTTGATTATTTTCTGTAGTGGAATTTGTTTCTACAAATTTATAATCAAGATTTTTTATAAAATTTAATTGGTCTTCATCAAATTTAAATACGGATTTTTTATCTTCTACAAAATACAATGGTGTAGAAAATAAAGGTATAATGTTTTCAATGCTGGTCATTCTTCAACTTTCCTTTTTTTACCGATATTGTATTTGGTTTCTAAAGTCCATTCATCTTTTTCTTTATATGCAAGAACTTTAATTTGATTAAGTGGGGCAATATCAGCGATCTTATCTACATTAATAATCGTAATAAGACCCCAATCTGCCAGCAATTGAGTAATTCTATTACGACGTTGAACATCATTGACTGTAAGATTAGCATGTTTACCATCTAATGCAAACAGTTCTTTGAAGTGTACAATAAAATATTTACCTTGTTTGTGAAGAATGTGACAAGACTGGTATAAAGTTTTTTCTTTTCTACTAGCTACACCAATACGAGTAAGTGTCTCACGAACCTTTAGAAAATCATCAGGCTCATTAAGAATTACCTCGACCATTTGGTCTGGTCTCCAATTTACTTCAGGTTCAGTTACAACACTCATTTTGATCCTCCAACGTCAAGTTTTGATTTAATAAAGTCGATTTGTTCTTTTGTAAGAAGGTTCAAAGCCTGTTGTGCTTTTTCATTACTATAACCATAGTAAGATTTGACGCATTCAAGATCTTTGATTTTGTCCTTACGGAGCCAAGGAGAATATCTTTTCCTTTTCCTCACAATATTTATATAAAAGTCATATTGAAGCTTTTTATCTAAGCCATGATTCATATTCATAACGTTAGCAAACATTACACAATCAATATGACCAGCCATACATTTGTTTATAATGAACGGAGGATAATCTTTTTTTAAAGAAGAATCTTCATCGATAAGATTATTTTTTGTTTGATTAATAGAGTTCAGCCAATTTTTGAGTTCCATGGGTTCTTCATTTAAAATTACACTCTACCATCAACTCAGTCAATGCAGCTAATAGGTTAATTTCTTGATCAGCCACGAACGCACATTGGTATTGATACTTAGCAATAACAAGCACGGCAGCAGGGATAGAGGCGGGCACAAGGCATTTATAACAGGAGTCATAAATCCCGCGAAGTAGATTAGAAGGATCGTTGTCCAAGTTAGAGACCACCCACTTTCTAACTTCAGTAAAGTTTTTATCTTTAAGATATTGAACAAGTTCGTCAGTATTTGTTTCCGAAAATGTTACTAAAATCCCACAATCAATTTCTCCACCAACAGAGTAACGTTGACACTCATTAAGAACACGTCTCCAATCAGGATAATGTTTCTTAATTAATTTGGCAAGGACTTTAGGATCGTATTGTACACTTTCTTCATCCAAGATGTTCTGTAGACGCTTGAAGAAGGATCCTGCCAACTGGGCTTTTTCTTTTCCTCGGATTCCAAACTCCACAACGGCGCAACGGGAATGGAGGGGCTCAATGATTTTGTTTTTGTAGTTGCAGGTAAAGATGAAACGGCAGTTGTTAGCAAATTCCTCAATAGAAGCCCGTAAGAGGAGTTGTACATCTGCGGTTGTATTATCTGCTTCATCAATGATGATGACTTTGTGTTTAGCAGTTGACGAAAGCGAGAGGGTCGAAGCGAAGTTCTTCGCATTGTTTCGGACAGTATCAAGGAATCTACCTTCGTCAGATCCATTAATGACATAATAATCTACTCCTAATTCATGACATAATGCTTTTGCAACAGTGGTCTTGCCAACTCCAGCAGAACCAGCAAGAAGTAAGTTTGGTATTTCACCTTTATTTAGAAAATCTTTAAAAGTTTTTTTAATATTCTCTGGGAGAATACATTCTTCAATAGTTTTGGGTCGATATTTCTCAACCCACAAAAATTCATCACGACTCATAATTTTTATACCCATTCAGGTTTTCGTTCTGGCATACGAAGATAATTAGATGCAACCCAAGGTTTGGATGCGATATACATTTTGTAAGCAGTAAAAGTATCAATGCTTGTGTCAAGTTTATACTCATCTGGCATTGCTCGTGCAAATGGGGTAACCTCTGTTATTTTACCATGAGGAAACAAATAAAAAGCATCTACTAAAGTTTTGTAACAGGAATGTGTTTTGTTGTAACGAAGAGTGTATTCATCACACAAATTCATTCCCCATTTAATCAACCAATAGGCATTGTGGATACTATCCATTGCCCATTTGGTACAGGGGTGATTACGAAACGCACCCTTTTCAGTTCTGTAGGGAGTGCCGTCAGTCTTAGGCAAAGTGCCATAGTTATAACCCCACTTCTCAGAAGCAACAATGGAGAGCATTTGGCAGCACTCCAGAGGCATCTTGACGATGTGTTTATCGGGGAGACAGATGGCACTCTCGGCAGGAAAAGGAGAAGTTACAAAAATGTTCATCAGAAACAATACTTTCGAACATAGGTT